AAACCGCCTGCTCCGCAAACTAATACTTTTTTCATTTATTTATTAGCCCCCCATAATAGTGCCAATCTTGAAGTCCAGTATTACCGTAAGCAAATGGTTTTACTGGGTCTAACATAAGAAGTAGTTTTTTATTGGTTTTTGATATAATCTCACCCATTTTTTCAGCATTTCTAAAGAAATGAGACCCATCATAAAGAAACGTATTATCTGCCCCTTCATTTAATTCATAGCTATCAACATCGGAAAACTGAAATAAAAATAAACCTCTTTCAGTTAAGTTAGTATCATTTATAATTCTTTCCACTTCTAGATCGTCGCAGTGAAGTAACACTAAATTACAAATAACTAATTCAACGGGAGGAATATCTTTTAAGTTTTCTGTTAAATAAACATTATTAGTGTATTGCTTGGCATTATCTAAAGCAACTTGTGATATATCGCAACAGTAAAATTCTTTTGCTAATCGTGCTAAAACTTTTGTAGCACGAGTAGTGCCTACTCCTATTTCCAATACTTTTTTATCAAATATATCTTCTATACGAATATTCCAGTTTACTAAATACTGGTCTACTGATGAATCAGTTAGCCAGTATCTATCCTCTAAGTGCTTACTAGTCCAAAACGATCTATAATTTAACATTATCCAGCCTCTTTATAACTTTTAAAATCCCCTCTTTAATGGATACTTTAGGGGCCCAATAATTCAAAATAAACTTATCTGGCTCATTTCTTTTATCTTTCTGTCCTGCGTCTTTATTACTAGAAGGTATAATACTGATGTCCCCGTAATATTTAGCTATTGTTTCCGCTATTTCCCTAATACTAGTCCACTCAAAACTAGTAATGTGGTATTCTCTATCCCTAGGCAATTCTGTATAATGTTTACTAAGTTCATATAAACACTCTACACAATCAGAGGAGTAAAGCATTTGTCTTTGCTCGGTACCATCTGTCATCATATCAATAACATGCCAATCTCTGGCTTTTAAAATAAAATCTGTAATTACGTGAGACTTAGTTAAGTCTGTTTCAAATCCGTATACATTCCAAAACTTTACTGTTATACCACCTAATATATCAGTTAATTTTTCTCCTATAGCTTTGGTCAATCCATAAGAAGAATGTGTCATATTCGACATTTGGCTAGATGTAAATATAAAAGGTTTTTTATAATATTTTAACATTTCAAAACTATTTATAATAATTCTTAGATTATTATCTATAAATTCATAGGTATTCTGATACTTAGATAAGTAAACAGATCCACCAACATCCCACGCTAAAAAGAATACAAAATCAGCTTGAGACATTAATTTACTTAATAAAGCGTTATTAAAAACAAGTAGGTCTTGTTCTATACCATTAGCTATATCGAATTCTAATACTTCATGCTTTTGTAGAGTTAAATATTCTACTAAAGCTCTCCCCACTACGCCCGAAGAACCTAACACTAAATACTTCATAAGTATAAAACCTTACCTTTTTTCCTGAGTATGGTTAACCCATGCCCCACAGGTATAGTTGAGTACTCCCACTTGGTAAGATCTAGGTCTGATACTGCTTTATAAGGCCCCCCATTTCCCCATTCAGTTCCGTCTTTTTGGAAGTTACTATGATAGTCAGGGCATGTATTAAAATACATTAAATCATGTAAAAGAATAAGACTATTAGGAGTAACTAGTTGCTCAACTAATTCTAGTTCTTTCTTTACATGGTTTCCGTCATGCCAATCATCTATATAAATTATATCATACTTAGCTTTAGCAGCTACTTCAGAAGTTAAGAATTCTATAGCATCCATCTGATGAAATTTCCAGTGAGGGGCAAGTTCTAGAGGAATAGTAAATTCATGGGTAGCTATATCAACCGAAGTTAGTAACCCGTTTATACTTCTAGAGGCAAATAATAAAGGAGCTGTTGTAGCTCCGTTTCGTACTCCTAGTTCTAGAATTCTTTTAGCTTTTAAGGATAGTACTAAGGCATAAAGCGTTAATAAGTGTCTATCAGTATCCCCTTGCCCGTTTAATACTATTTCTTCTATATTCATACAATCCTCACAAATACAAGTAAATTTAATCTTTTAGCAGTTTCAATCATATTAGCGGTGCCACGACTCTCCCCGTCCCAAACAGCAATTAATGCGTCAGCATTCTCAGCCATTTCTCTATTTCTAATATGACCTGCTCCTCTTCCGTGTTTACCCCACTCAGCGTTAAACACTTCAAGGGGAATTTCATGCAGATAGGCGTACGCTTCGCCGAGTTCATCCACCCCCTTGGCCCCGCCTGAAATTATAGCAGAAATAGACCAAGGGGCCTCAGCAATTGCTGAGGCCACAAGGTTATACTCAGTAACAGTTCTAGAACCTGCTACTATTGTTCTCACAAATCTAGTTCGCTTTCTACGTCCGCTGGGATAACTGTATCAGCTTCTGCACCTTCTTCAGAATCTTGTTCTACATTACCTTTACGAATACGCTCTAACAGTTCTTTTTGAGCGTCTTCAGTAGGGCGGGGAAGTAGCTCGTCTATAGACTTCATTTTAGACACTAATTCCACTTCTTCTGCAGATAGGGGAGCTTTCTTACACTTTAGAGACTGTAGCTGGTACTCAACATTATAAACTTGACTTCCAGTTTTTACTCTTTTAAATTGTACAGCCCATCCAGTTACTGGATCAGTAGGATCTCCTAAGTCTTCAGAAGCTACTAGAATTTGCTCTAATAGTTTTTTCTTTAGATTTAGTACTTTAACCTTCCCATCAGAGGGGTCAATTACTTGACAAGCATAGGCCCATCCACACTTAAGATCAGGGTAGTATTCTCTAACCCAATCTTTTTCCATATTGGTAAACTTTTCTTTCTTGCGGTCAAAAGAAAGACATTCCATAGGAATATCTTTATTATTAGTACCCTTCACCCAGTACACGTATCTAGGGAGTAAATCCCCTACTATACGAACAGTGTTATCACCGTTCTTATATACGTATTGGTCTACCTTTTCTTTAATTGCGCTGCCTTTAGTTTCGCCGAATTTTAAAGCCATTTTTTAATCCTCATATTTAAAATGAATGTCATTTCCTGTTAAACTTAGAAGTCTGTTATTAGCAATAGCTTTAGTATTTACTAATCCAGCGTCTAAGGTTTTCTTACTAAAAAGTTTGTATTCGGCATACTTGCGTCTACCAGCTACAAACACATATTGCAGAAACTCTAATTCAGAGTACTGCGAACTCTTTTCTATTAATTTTATTGGGTTAATTAGAAAGCTCTCTCCACTCCAATTTATTCTAGAGTAAATTAACTCCTCATCACTTGACAATGCTTGGTGGTATGTAATATACATTAGTATATTTAGTACTTTATAAGCATGTCCTTCAGAGTGCTTTATTAACTTTCGTTTGTCAAAAAACAATAACATATTATCTCACATATTATACTAATTGTCAAGAACTTTTTTTATATTACCTTAATATCGTAAGACTCGTTCAAGTAATGAGTTAATCTAGCATTGGCTTGTCTACTTGCAGTAGATCCTTTTAAATGTAGATCTATGATTATGGGCTGGAGTTTCCCTTCAGATATCCTCAATATCCTACCTATTAGTTGAGTAAGTAAGGGAGTGTTATTTACTGGGGTCCCTAGTATTAAACAACTAAGCTCGTTTATAGATACTCCTTCAGAAAAAATAGACTGCGTACCAAAAAGTATCTTCTTTTCACCTGAGTTAATCATTCTAGCGGCCTGTGCTCTTACTGCACGCGAGGCTTCGCCCGTAACACTTATTGCATCATTTCCGCACAGTTCGGCGCAGACCTTTAAAAATCGAACTCGGTCTGAAACTACTAATACTTTATGCCCTTTTTTAGCATAGACGGTGGCTATCATAGCTACTGTGCGTTGGTATTCTTCGTTAAATGCAAGATCATTAACTTTAATAGCCCAAGGTACCGCGGTGCCGTCCATAAACCTAATTTCAGACTTTATAACATTGACTTTAGGCACCATATAGTTTTCTTTAGTGGGCTTAAACACTTTAGAAGTAAAGTAATCTGGAAAAACTATATGTCTACCATCTTTACGTTCTAATGTACCAGATAGTCCTATTTTATAAGTTGCATAGTTTTTGTCGACTATTTTAGTGAAAGTAGGACTACTAACGTGATGGCAGTTTCCGACAAGCTTATATCCTGATAAGTAATTA